GTTTATAAAACAAGTGGTTGGGATTTAGGCAATAAAAACATAACAACAACAGGTACAATTTCAGGCACAATTAGTTTAGCGGCAGATTCAGTCAAAGATACAATGATTGATTTTGGTACAGGTTCAAACCAAGTATCAACAGCAGATATTCCAGAAGCAACAAATTTATATTATACAGATGCAAGAGCAGATGCAAGAGTAAATGCAGGCTTTAGTGCAAAATCAACAGCAGATTTATCTGAAGGATCTAATTTATATTACACAAACGCAAGAGCTGATGCCAGAATAGCGGCGGCATCTATTAATACATTATCTGATGTTGATACAACAGGTATAGCAACAAATAAAACTTTAAAATGGAGTGGTAGTGCTTGGGTACCAGGAGATCCTGGACACTCAAATACAGATACGTTAACAGAAGGTTCAAGTAATCTTTACTTTACAAATGCAAGAGCAGATGCACGTATTGCCGCGGCAAGTTTAACAGCATTATCAAATGTAGCAACAGTTTCAGCAAGTGATGACAACAAAGCATTAGTATATGATCATTCATCAACTTCATTTATATGGAGAGCACCAGCAGTTGCAGTAGCAAATTATTCAATTACAAAAGTTGCATCAAAAACAATTAATTCATTAGGAACAACATACGCCGCAAATGGTGTAGTAGCAACTAAAAATTTAACTGGAGTTAACACTAGTTCAAAAGTACAATTAACATTTACAGTTGATATTGGTATAGTAAATCCAAATCTTTCAGCAAACAAATTTGCTGTAATAAAAGCAGTACAAGGAGATGCATTGTCATCTGGTTATGCTTCTACATTTGGTGGCGCTGGATCTCCAGGAACAATTTACGAAGGTGAAACAACTGGGTATGGTAGCAACGTGTTTACATTTACAATTGGTGATGAATCATCAATGGGTAACAACGGTGCTGTTGATTATCAAATTGTAATGAAATCACAATCAGGAACAATTACATCAATTGGTTTATCTGATATTGATTTTTCAGCAACAGAATTTAGAGCTAATTTAATTGATACAATTGATGAATTAGCAGATACAACTATTTCAGGAAAAGCATCAGGAGACTATTTAAAATGGAATGGTAGTGCCTGGGTTAATGCTAATGACTTTAGTTTTGCAAGTGCAAGTACAAATCAAATTTTAAAATACAATGGTAGTAAATGGGTAAATTCAGATGCAACTGGTTTAATGTCATTAAATGAATTATCTGATGTTAGTACAGCCGGTGTTGCAACAAACAAAATTTTAAAATACAATGGTAGTGCTTGGGTAGTAGCAGACGACAATTATGAAGATGGTATTGTTGACATAGTTGAAGATACTACTCCACAACTTGGCGGAAATTTAGATGTACAAACACATTCAATTATTTCAACAGGTTCAAATGATATTGCAATTACTCCAGCATCAGGTAGAGCAGTAGTAGTAAATGGTGACTTAACTGTTACTGGTACAGCAACAACATTAGATGTACAAAATATGACAGTTGAAGATCAATTAATTTCATTAAACAAATGGGATTCTGATCCAACAAACAATACTAACGATATTGGTTTTGTTATGTGGCGTGGTAGTGCCGATGAAGCAGGAGCAAAAGGTGATAACGTTGCAATGATTTGGGATGAATCAGAAGACAAATTTAGATTTGGTTATACAGCGGCAAACGGTACAGAAACAGGACAAATTACTTTAACAGATATGGCAAATATTGAAGCCGACGTTGCAACACTTACAGCAACAGCGGCACGTTACGCTGACTTGGCAGAGATTTACGAATCAGATTCAAATTATGAACCAGGTACAGTAGTTGTGTTTGGTGGAGATAAAGAAGTTACTACAACAACAATATTAGCAGACCATAGAGTAGCAGGAGTAGTATCAACTAATCCAGCATACTTAATGAATAAAGATGCAGATGGTGTAGCAGTTGCTTTACGTGGTAAAGTTCCTTGTAAAGTAGAAGGTGCAGTTAAAAAAGGTGACATACTTGTAACAAATGCAAGAAGTGGAACAGCAACAGCACTAGCACCTGAAAGTGCAAACCCACCAGCTTGGTGTATAATTGGTAAATCATTAGAGGAAAGCAACGACACTGGAGTTAAGATAATAAACGTTGTTGTGTAAAACACAATGGTTGCTTTTACAAAAATTACCGAACCATATATTGATCCTAAAGATATAACACTAATTCAATTTGAACCATCTAGTCATTGTAATTTACAATGTGTAACTTGTTCTAGAACTAGTTATGATACACTATTACCTACAAAAATAGTTTTAAAACACCAACAGCACATTTCATTAGACTTAATTGAACCAATATTTAAAAACTTACCAAATTTAAAAAATGTTAAATTTGATGGAGATATTGGTGACTGTTTAATGCATCCACAACTAGATAAAATAATAGAAATAATAGTTAAACTACATCCTAAAATTAATATAAACTTACATACAAATATGGGCGGTGGCAAAGATGAAACATTTTTAAAAGTAATACAACATCCTAATGTTAATATTGTTGCTGGAGTAGATGGATTAAGAGATAATTGTTCAACATACAGACGAGGATCATCATGGAAAACACTTGAAAAAAGGTTTAAAATGATTAAGGATCATGCTCCAAATAGACATCATTGGAAAATGTTAGATTTTGATTTTAATAGACATCAACAAAAAGAAGCAATTGAATTATCTAAAAAGTATAAATTTCATAGTATGCTAATTTCTCCACCATACGGTGAAAGTAACAACACAGTAAATGAAATGATTTTAGAATTTGAAAATAAAGAACGTACTGAAAAAGGAAAGAAAAGAATAAAATACCAACAGCGAGATTCTATTAAAACATTACACACATTTAAAGAAGCGGAAACAGATATTACATATGATGAATTTTTTGCTAAAAAAGAAAATCAAAAGATGAAAAGGAATATAGATACAAAAATGAATACTGTAAAAACAGGCCGCACTCACAGTTGTCCATGGCAACAAGCAACATCTATACAAGTTATGAGTAATGGAACAGTATGGCCGTGTTGTTGGAGTAGTGATATGAATAAACTGTTTGAAATGTATCCTGATAAAGTTAGTAAAAAGATATTTTATTACAGTCAAAATATTGAGTTACAATATACAGCACAAGATTGGTCAGTGAAGTTAGGTAAGGATTGGCAATCAAATATACAAGTTTCACAAAATAATTCATTAGCTGATATAATGTATTCTAAATCTTACAAACGATTAAAACGTTTATTAGAACCAAGAAAAGACAAATATAATATAAAGTATTGTACAAGTGCTTGTACAATTTTTTCAGAGAAAGAGTCAACAGGTGGTAAACTTTTATCAAGAACTATAGATGATAAAGATAAGACAGATATTATTATAACTCATTCAGGAAATGATGAGTACGTATGGGGTAAAGTATACCCAATCAAAAAGTAAGTAATTTATAGATAACGATTTTTAAGATCATCTTCACCACCCCATTTTAAAAACTCTTGAAAAGTTTTTATCCAGGTAAGCATATCAGCTTCCATTTCTTTACAATGGTAGTAGCTCATTGGTAATACAAAGTATGAATATTTTTCTTTAGAACGTAAATATTTTTTTTGCAATTCTTTTAGTTTAAGCATATCATTTTTAATTGCAAATACTATTTCATTAATTTTTTCTTCGTTATGAAATTGTTTAACAAGCCAAATATAGTATTCATCATTAACTTCATACATAGCCATTATTTCTTGAATTTCATATTTTAATGCTCTAATTGGATTTATATTTTTTCTATATTTTATTAGTACTGATGGTATTTTCCATTCTGCATTGCACGTTTCTAATTTTTGCAACAATTTAAAATATTCATCTTCAAGCTCGTATCTTATATCTAAGTTTTGATCACTGGTCATTGTTTTAACAGCATCTTTTATTTTTTGTAAAATATTGTAATAACGTTCACGATCACTAGTTGGATAGGAATCTAAAACGTCATCAATATCGCTTTGAAAATGAAAATGTGGAATAATATATTCTAATATGTAATCAGTTATAAGATAATCCTTTTCGAATTGTTCGAAAGTATGTGCTATTTTAGCCTGATCAAAATTAATAATTCTTGACAATGTAGTAATCCTTTAAGTTATTCAATACTATTTACTATTGTATTTAATTTTTTAACATTGTTTTTATCAAACAATGTTCTTCTAGCACCTTGGTGTAAAGGCTTAGGAAAATTATTAATAGTACACCATTTAAATGCTGTAGATTCGTGATTTATTTTTGGTGTAAATTCTTTTGGAGTAATGATAACAAAAGTATGATACATAAATTTTTCATCTTCACTTAGATAAACATCAAGTGGTTGTATTTTTAATATTTCTGGAACAAATCCTACTTCCTCTTTTATTTCTCGTTTAAGAGCTTGGATAGGTGTTTCGCCCATTTCTAATTTTCCACCCCAAAAACTCCATTTGCCAGAATGACTAACTGAATTAGAACGTAAATTAAATATTATTCTTTTTGTGTCTTGTGCTAAAAAAGTAGCACCTACGGCATCATACATACAAGTATTTATAGTAGAAAAAAATTACTAAATTCCTGTTAAATTTAGTATCCAATAACCTGGTTTATATTGACCTTGATAAGTGTCAATCCATTCTGTACCAGTCCATTTATATTGATAGCCTGTAGCAGTATTTGTAACATACTGTACAGTTGACTCATTTACACTAACGTCTAAACTTACTTCCCATTGTGTACCATTGAATTGTAAAATGTCATTTGCTGAAGCACTAACATTACCCCAGTTTGCAGTACCACCTGGAATATCACTTACAAGTAAGTAACGTTGTCCAGTGGCTTGATTAGCCAATGTACCGTCACCTGGATGATTTTTTGCAGGATCAATAATTTTTAGTACAGCAGTTTGCGTATTAGTTGGTAATGTTGCTGAGTCAATTGTAAAAATTAATTGATTATCATTAGTTGGATTATATGCAATAGTACCAACAATGTCTTGTGTAGAATCTTCTAGGTCTGATGATCTTCTTAATTTAAGTTTACTAGTACCTGCTTGGAATTCTCCATATTGTTCAAAAAATTCTTTCCAAGCATAGTTTTCATTTACACCTGTGCTACTTAATAAACTAACAGTATTACCTTGTACACTAACCTGTGCATCTTGTGGTGTAATAACAATTTCTTCAAGTGTACCAAATTGATCAAAAAAGTCTGCCATATTTTTATCATAAACTAAATCGTCCATTGATTCATCTAAATGAATTCTGTTTATAATTTGATTTATAATAGTTTGCTTTTTAACTTTTGCTGGAGGATTAATCCAAATTGGAACTTGGAATATTAGTGTAGCAATATCTAATTGTGTATCAACACCTTGTGGAACTGATCTTGATGACCATTGTATGTCAATTAATTCTACAACTGTTATATTTGTCCAATCTAAAGGATTTGTATTTGCTTGTAATTCAACTGTAGGATTAAACAATGTTAATACTTGTTCTAATAGTTGTAATTTTTGTTCTGTGTTTGAGCACCAAACGTCAACGTTAATTGTTAAATCATATGGAACAGGCATATAACGTTCTACGGTATATGTATTACCTAGCTCTGCTGTATACTGGTCGTTCATAGAATCATATTTTCTCTCTTGAACTTGTTGTGCTGAAACTAATTTTGGATCGTGCCTACGTTCTCTTGCTACATTTAAGTTAGCAATATTACAAGTCATAAATGGTGTTGAATTAATTGCGTTTTCAGTATTACCACGTAATACATGAGCAACTAATCTAGACATATCTGCATAACGCATTGGTACAGTTTTATATACTTCAGATGAAGTACCACCTGCATTCTTTTGTCCACTTTTTACTTGAAAGCCATTAAAGATACGTACAAATTGTAACAAGTATCTTCTTATTTGTTGATCATACCAAAATTGTGCCATACCATTTAATCCGTTTTAGGCTTAACTGCCTTACTTAATCCTTGTTGTTCCTTGCCGTCAGCATTATCGCTATTTGAATTTGCATTTTCAACAAATGTATTTAATATTCTGTTAGCCGCAGAGTACGTTCCACGCATATCATCTTCTATTTTAATGAATCTATTACCTACTTTTTTAAATAATCTATTTGGATTATAATCTGTTCTTAAAACATAATCACCATCATTTAATGAATTAGGAAAACTTGAACCAGTATGTGCTATTGCAATACCATTTGGTGGAGTACCATCTCCTGCATGGATACCAATTTTAGTAGCAAAACCAAATGCATCATTAGCCGAATCTCTACTTGAATGTAAAGCAATATCAACAGTTTCCCAATCATCTATAGTTGCACTATATTGTTTAAATGCAAATTTTAATCCACCTGTTGTATTTGGTTGTAACCAAATTTTGCCATTTGTGTTTGCTGAAGGTTGCGAAGAATTAATAGCAACGTCAACGCCAAGTAGTGTTGTTGTGGTTGAATCAGTTGCAATTTTAACCCATGAGCCATTTGAAACTTTTTTGTAATATGTTGAACCAACAGCACCATCAATACTTACAACAGCATAATCGTTTGTAGGTGCATATGATGAAATAGGTGCTTTTGTTTGTCCATCTATGTTTGCGTTATCAACATGAGAAACTGCTTGACTAGACCAAGTAGTTCCATTGCCAACATACAAACCCCAATTTGTATTTGCTGTATCTAACCAAAGTGTTCCATTTGAAACACCAGTTGTTGGTTTAGTTGAACTTACAAGGTAATCAAATGTTTGCCAATTTGTATCTGTTGATTGATATAATTTAATTGATGCTTGGTTTGTTTGCCAATGTGCATAAACTTTTCCTGGTATATATTGATCCGCTTTGTTAATATACAAGTGACTGTTTTCAACTCCTTTTTTAGGAACATCTGTTTGTGCTTGATTAACTATTGCTTCTGAAATATCAATTTCTGATTGATAAGTTGAAATTAAATTTTTAAGATCATCTTTTTGTTCACCAGTACCAAGTATATCTGAAAATTCTTGACTATCTGTAATTGGAGTACATTTAACTCTCCAAATATGTGGGAACCAAGTTGGTGAATAACCTTCTGATCCTCTAGCGGCATCTTCAACAACATAATATCGATTCATTGCCATTGGACCTTCTGGATAAAATACTGACACTTCACCAGAGGCAGTACTTTTACTACCAGTTACAGTTTCACCTGCAATAAACACACCATCAGTAACCATTCTTAATACTTTGGCTTCTTGATTATAATTTACTACAGTTGCAGTTGCTCCACTTGATGCACCAGTTACAGTTTCACCTTTTCTAAATTTTTTTGCTGTTTTTGTTGCGAACTCTAAACGTGCCATATCAAGCATCATGTCTTCACGTTGATGTGGCAGTTCTAATACATCACCACTCATTAACTTTCTACCCAATATGTTTACCATATCATTTAGATGGAAAGTTAAAAAGATTGTATCGTTAGATAAAAATGCACCAAATTGTGTTAAGTCAAATTCTGAATCAGCAACTTGGTATACTCCACGCATATCATATACATCTGGATCATACTTTCTATCTCTATTTTCTAAAAATAATAAGTCTTGTATGTTAGTAGGTCTAACTACAGAATTATCAGGTTGTGTAGAATCAGTAGTAGATGCTTGAGCATGAGGACCAAGGTATTTGTGTATGAATACACCAGTGCCGCCAACGTTAAAATGTTCGCGGATCACACGATCTATCATTTTGTAATCATTACCTTTTTCTGGTTTCCATAAGCTGAGTCGTGGCATATTAATATCCTTTTACATTAGTATTTATTTGTTTAAAAACCATACTTGGTTGACAAAACAAGCTAATTATGTATAATCGTGTATATATAGCTATATGGAGAAGAAAAAATTGACAAATCAAGACTTATTAGACATTCCTGAGTTTTTAAAGCGACAAAGCGATAGTGATAAAGCTGAATCTAAACCTGTTGAAGCTGAAATTAAAGTAATAGAAGAGCCAAAACAAGAAGAAACACAAATAGCTAAAGAGCCAGAACTAGCCAAAGATAAGCCAAAGAAACCATCAATACAAGATCGTATGCGTACACGATTTTTTAGTATTATGGGCGACATACATGATGAATTTGAAAAAGTATGGGCAGATAATGGCGATCCAAAAAAGTTTAAAGCATATAATTATTTTACAATAAACGACATTCCTGGTGCTTTTATGAAAATGATTATAGAAGATATTAATGTTGTTTTAGATGAAGAGCGTAAAGGATTAGAGTATAGAGAAATACCAAGAAATGAACGTACAGAATTACAAGAAGATTATGTAGAAAGTTTTGAATCATATACTAAAAAAGAAATGCAAACACATATTGCTTGGTGGGAGCGAGTAATTAAAGATTGTGAAATATGGAAAATTAATAAATTAAAATCACGAAAGCCAAGAAAATATAAGCCACCATCAAAAGAAAAATTAGCTAAAAAAGTAAAATATAAATTAAAAGATGACGAAGTGAAACTAACGTCAGTTGACCCTGTTAATATCATAGGAGCTCATGGTTTAATAATATATAATAGCAAAACTAGAAAATTAGGAATATATGAAGCAACACATAAACATCACGGATTAACGTTAAAAGGAACATCTATAATTAATTATGACCCAAATACATCAATACAAAAAACACTTCGTAAACCAGCTGAAGTATTGGAACGTGTGCATACAGGCGGTATACAAGCATTTAAGAACACTTTAGAGTCAATTAAAGCAACAGATGTGAAGCTTACAGGACGTTTAAATAGCGAAACTATACTGGTCCGTGTTTTTAACTAAAACAATAAATACATATATAGGATATATAAAATGGCTAAAGACAAAAGTAACAGATCAAAAGTTATCGATGAAATTCGTAATATTTTGGGTGATGGAATGGTTGACGTTGAACTTGATCCAAAACACTATGAAACAGCAGTAGATCTAGCAGTAGACAGATTTAGACAAAGATCGTCAAATGCAAATGAAGAGTCTACACTATTTTTATCTATGATTGAAGACATTAATGAGTATACACTACCAAACGAAGTAATAGAAGTTAGAGAAACATTTAGACGTGCTTTAGGATCTGATAATCAATCAGGTATTGATGTTGATCCATTTGAACTAGCATATACTAACTTGTATTTTTTACAAGCAGGTAGAATTGGTGGATTAACTACTTGGGAAGCATTTAGTCAATACCAAGAAACTGTAGGTAGATTGTTTGGTAATAAAATTAATTTTACTTGGGATACTGTTACTAAAAAATTAACAATTGTAAGAAGGCCAAGACATTCAGAAACATTATTACTACAAGTTTACATGGTTAGAACAGATGAAACTTTACTTAAAGATCCATATGCAAAGCCATGGTTACGTGATTATGCACTTGCACAATGTAAAATGATGTTAGGTGAGGCCAGAAGTAAATTTGCATCATTACCTGGAGCACAAGGTGGAGTTAGTTTAAACGGTGCTGATTTAAAAGCAGAAGCACAGACTACTATGGATAGATTAGAAGATGAAATTCAAAAATATTCAGATGGTGGTGATCCTATTACATTTTTAATTGGATAATTCCAATTGACAAATCCATTATAATATGATACTATAGTAACTATGATTGAAGTTACATTAGATATAGATAAAATTTCCAAAAGAGATGAATACATAGGACAGTCAACAGGTACCAGTGTTGAGGGCGGTGCTCTTAATGCCAACTATAGAGAAGTTGATGCAGTTGCCAGAGTTGCAAACTATATGGGTATGCTTGGTTACAAATATGAAAAAGACTGGCATTGGGAAAATGCAGGTTGTGATGAATTAACCGTAAAAGTTAATGGTGAAGATATTGCAACACAATTAAAATTAAGGTGGTAAAATGATAGTTGGACTAGTTGGTTGGATTGGTAGTGGTAAAAATACAGTTGCTAATATCTTAACAGAAAATCATAGTTTTAATCCAGATTCGTTTGCGGCACCATTAAAAGATGCAACAGCAAACATATTTAATTGGCCCAGAAAAACACTAGAAGGTGATACAGATCATAGTAGACATTTTAGAGAATGTGTAGATCAATGGTGGCAATCAAAGTTAAACATTAAAAATTTTACACCAAGACTTGCATTACAAATAGTAGGTACAGAACTATTTAGAGATCATTTCCATCATGAAATTTGGTTAAACAGTTTAGAAAATAGATACATATCAGGCGGTAAAAAACTAACTGTAGTTACTGATTGTAGATTTAGAAATGAAATACAATTTATTAAAAATTTAGGTGGATTCACAATACGTGTAAAACGTGGACCGGATCCGCATTGGACAACATTGGCAGAAGAAGCTCAGCAAGGTGATGAGTTTGCAGAGCAACAACTAGCCGATATTGGTATACACAAATCTGAATGGGATCATACAAGTGCACCTGTAGATTTTATAGTAACTAATGATGGTTCGTTAGAGCAATTGCACGACAAAGTAAATAGTGTAATGAAAGTATTAAAAAGTGTTACTGGTGCAAAAAGACAAAAACAAGCAACCCACTTTTAATTGTCAGGCATTAAATCACCTTGTCGCCATTTAAATTGTTCAAATGACATAATACGTTGACAGTTAGCACATATAGTTTTTAAATTATTCCAATTGCTATTACGTAAATCTCCATCTAAATGGTACACATCTAATTGTGCTGTATGTTTAGCATGAAAGCCACATTTTTCACATATGATTTTTTTCTTATAGCCACTAGCCTGCCAAGAGGAAGTTCCACCAATGCCTTTACCTTTACCTAAACGTATACACTTGTCACACATCTTTCTATAATACGTCTTAGAACCTTTTTTATAGTTAAAGGCGGCTGGTTTAGACTTACACTTACTACATAATGGTCTATTATCTGTCATATATGTATTTACTGCCCTTTTAAAGGGAATTTTATTGGTGTATAAACCACCCTTTTTAGGCCATCATCACATAAATATTGTATATAGAATACAGGCAAATTCAATGCTATATTGAAAAGAATTTTAAGGAGAGATTATTATGCCAGATTTAGTTTCACCAGGTATATCAGTTTCCGTAACCGATGAGTCGTTTTACGCCGGTGCTGGAACAGGTACTATCCCTCTATTTGTAGTTGCAACTGCTCAAGACAAAGCAGATCCAAGTACTACAAATGGTACAGCGGCAGGTACTACAACAGCAAACGTCGGTAAACCATACTTAATTGGTTCACAGAGAGAATTGATATCTACCTTTGGTACACCAAATTTTTATTCAGCTGGGGCTACAATGCTACCAGGTGATGAAAGAAATGAATACGGCTTATTAGCCGCATACAGTTACTTAGGTATTGCAAATAGAGCCTACGTAGTAAGAGCTGGAGTTGATCTAGCAGGACTTACAGGCACTACATCAGTACCAACATCTAACCCAGCAGACGGTACATATTGGTTAGACACAACTTCAACTGATTGGGGTATGTACAAATCAGCAGGTGCTAACAACACTAGTTGGTCTAAAATTACACCAGCAGTATTATTAGATACACCAAGTGCATCAGCAACATCAAATGTTGGAACAGATGGTTATCCAAAATCAACATACGGAGCAAACGGCGATTACGTTGTTGTAGCTTCAACTACACCAGCTAGAGCATTTGAAAAAATTAGCGGTGTTTGGTATCAAATTGGTTCAACATCAACTGATCCAGGAGGAGATTGGGCATCAGCAAAAACAGGTGCAGTTTCTACTCACGTTCAACCAGGCACAGGTGACGCACCTACGGCTGGAGCGGCAGGTTCAGTTTGGTTAAAATCAACAGCAGTTGGTTCAGGAGCAAATATTGTTGTTAAATATTGGACAGGTTCAACATCAACTTGGGCAACATTATCATCACCATTACACGCAGATGATGATAACGCAGTTACATCAACAACAGCATCAGGTAGTTTATATACATTATTTGATGATGAAGATGATTCAGTTTGGGACAAAGGTGATATTGGAGCAACAGCTTTTTCACAAAAAGCAAATAACGTTTCTCCAGAAATACAATGGACAGTTAGAAAAAGAGCATCAGGAACTTCAACAGTAACAACTGGTACTAAAGACTTCACAGTTACAGCAGGTGATTATACATTAGCTGGTACTGACACACACGTTAAAGTAAAAATTTGTGGAACTGAAGTTGAAATCGCAACAGCGGGTTCGGCAGGTACAAGAGTTACTCTTGCAGAAATAGTAGCAGGTATTAACAACAATTCTACATTAGCAGGATTAACAGTAGTTGCATCAATTGATAACTCTACAGGAACTAAACAGTTCTTAACATTAACTAGAACAAACGGTAAAGCAATTTGGGTTGAAGATTCTTCAGCGGCAGGTTCTAACAAAGCGGCAACAACAACTGCTAACTTAGGCTTTACAGACAATATGTCATCAGGTGCAACTTCATGGTACATGACGTCTTTATGGACAGATTTATCATATGAAGCAAGTGCATCAGCGCCAACACAAACGGCTACAGATGGCACAACATGGTACGACACAAACATTTCAGCAGATATGTATGTTGCTGTAAATGACAGTGGTACAATGAAATGGCACGCATACGCAAACAGTAAGAATGCATTTACAACAGGTTCAGTTGCTTCTGGCGGCATCAAGGACTTGCAAATGGTATCTACAGAACCTACTAAAGCGGCAGATGGCACGTCTTTAGCATCAGGTGATATTTGGATTGACTCAAACGAGTTAGAATCATATCCAAAAATTTACAGACACGATGGTTCAAAATACGTATTAATAGATAACACTGATCAATCTTCAGCATCAGGTATTGTTTTTGCAGACGCAGTTGGTAATCCAGCAGGTACAACAGACGCGGCAGTAGGTTGGGGGTCAGCATACGCATCATTTGACGCAGATGCTCCAGATCCAGCGGCTTATCCAAGCGGAATGTTATTGTTCAACACTAGAGTTAGTGGTTACAATGTTAAAAAATATAATAGCTCATATACTGCACCAAATGGTACGGCAATGGGAGCTACTTGGACTAACGCGGCAGGCATGAAAGCAGATGGTTCAGCATACATGGGTAGAAAAGCACAAAGAAAAGTTGTAGTAACATCTCTTCAAAGTGCGTTTAGCTCAAATGATGAAATCAGAGCAGAATCAAGAAACTTTAACTTGATTGCTTGTCCTGGTTATCCAGAAACTTATGATGAAGCGATTGCACTAAACACAGCGAAAAAAGAAACAGCATTTATTATTCTTGACGCTCCGTTTAGATTAAAATCAGCATCAGAAGTATCTAACTGGATGTCTAATTCAGCAAACGCAACTGAAAACGGTGAAGACGGTTTAGTATCAGCATCAACATATTCAGCTGTTTACTATCCATCAGCATTAACAACTGATTTAGCAGGTAACAACGTTGTTGTTCCAGCTTCGCATATTGCACTAAGAACTATTGCTTTTAATGATCAAGCGGCATACCAATGGTTTGCTCCAGCAGGTTATCAAAGAGGTACAGTATCAAATGCAACATCAGTTGGTTATATTGATTCAGACACAGGTGAATACAATTCAGTTGTATTAAGCTCAGGATCAAGAGATTCATTATACTCAGCAAAAGTTAATCCGATTGCTTATATGCCAAATAGAGGTTTAGTAGTGTTTGGTCAAAAAACATTACATAATACTTCTTCAGCATTAGATAGAGTTAACGTAGCAAGATTAATTTGTTACTTAAGATATCAATTTGATGCATTGGCTAAACCATTCTTGTTTGAATTAAATGACAGAATGACAAGAGATCAAGTAACTGATACTTTTGAAAGATTCTTATCTGACTTATCTTCTAAGAGAGCATTATATGACTTCTTAGTTGTATGTGATGATACTAACAACACAGCAACACGTATTGATTCAAATCAATTGTGGGTGGATATAGCAATTCAACCAGCGAAAGCGGCAGAATTTATATACATTCCGGTTAGAATAAAGAACACTGGTGAGTCATTAAGCTACAGTTAATAGACAAAATACACATAAAAAGGCTACTATAGAGATATAGTAGCCTTTTTTTTACCCTTTAACTTCAAACTTTTTCCTAAATTTTCCTATAATAGCATAAATACTTGTAATACAAATTAAATTTGTAAGGAGAGATTACAATGGCTACATTAAATAAATTTGGCGTACCAATAGACGGTGCTACAGGTAGAGGTGGTATTTTACAACCTAAACTTAAATATCGTTTTAGAGTACGTTTTACAGGCTTTGGTAACTTAGGTTCTAACCCTATTGATATGACTCAACAGGTAATGAACATTACAAGACCAAAAGTAACACATGAAGAAGTGCCTATCCACGTGTATAACTCAGTAGCATACCTAATGGGTAAACACACTTGGGAACCAATCACAATTACAATTAGGGATGACATCAACAACAGTATTTCAAGATTAGTTGGTCAGCAAGTTCAAAAGCAAATGAATCACTTTGAACAAACTGGTCCAGTTAGTGGCGGTCAATACAAATTTACATCTAAAGTTGAAATCTTAGATGGTACTAATGATGCTGAACTAGAACAATGGGATTTAGAAGGTTGTTTCTTACAGAACGTTGACTACTCAGATGGCGATTACGCAGTATCTGAACCTGTACAAGTTATAATGACAATGAGATATGACAATGCTATCCATAAAGGTGCTGGTGGAAGTGAGATTTTCCCACAATTCCCACTATCATTCCCTGGACAGACTAGTCTATAATAACAGTATAACTTTAGTATAGAGGAGAGTCAAATGACAGAGATTTGTCAAACATTGGAAGCGGCGAAGTATACTATAATTAATTCGTCAGCTTCCTTTGTTCATTTAGAACGAGGGAATTAAATATTATGGGTAACGTAGTTGATAGCAGTGGTAAACCAATATTAGACAGTAGTGGTAATCCAATTAAAACTGGATCATCAGATGCCGCTAAAGTATCTAAAAACAATTCAACCTCAGGTGCTGACAAAGTAACTCCAGAACAGAAAAAATATTTTTCTTCAATGGATACAAACCAATCTGTATTCACTGAAGCAGAAATTGAAGCCGTAAGAGCAGGCGGCGATGAATCTTTAGCAAAAACAATGGAACAGCAAAACGAAGACGCAATTGCGGCGGCTGGTGAAAATGCTGACGGAGAAGCAACTGATGATGCTGTACAAGGAGATGGAGATAAATCTCCAGGCGAAGGTAGAAAGACAGCTGATACAATTGATCCTACATTGAGAGGTCCATCAAGAGCACAAGAAAATTATTCATTAAAAGCAAATCCAACAGCATTTATGTCTGGGTTACCTAGACAAAAGTTTCAGTACGTTGCAACATTTAGATTTAATTCTGATGATGCATTTAATACTATATTTCAAAATCAAATTGATGCTCAAGTAGAGAGAAACATGGCACCAGATCAATACAATGGTGCAGATGCCGGCTTCGCAGTAAATGATACAACATCAGATGCATATAAAGAAGGTGAAAGAATTTCAAGAAACAAAGTTATTGGCGATTTGAAAAAAAGTTTAATATGGAACATTAAATCAATTGACGGTCCAAAAGTAACTATGGCAATGGATGTTCTTAACCAATACAACAGAAAAAGAAATGTATATAGACGTGTAGAATATGATCCAATTAATGTAAGATTTTATGACACTATGAATAGTGCCGCAATGAATCTTTGGAAATATTTGTACGAACATCATGTAAGAGATGGTAGAAATAAAAGTTGGAAGTATCAAGGACTTGGTAATGTTGAAAACATTGCCGCTCCATATCAAAGAACAATAGTATCTGGAGAAGATGTTTTTATGAAAGATAATAACTATGGTGTTGACATTGCTCATGGTTATGATCAAAGAGATGGTTTAATTAAAAGTTTAGATTTATATCTAGTTCACGGTAGAAAATTTACTTTGATAAGATATGTAAATCCAAAAATTACAGCAATGGATCATGATAACTTTACGTATGAGTCAAGTGGACCAATTGAAATGGGTATGCAGTTTGCATATGAAACTGTTTTATATGAAACAATCAATCATCCAATAGATGAATTACAAGACAGTAATATTGACTTAAAAGAATTATTTCAAACAGCAGAAATGCCAGAAACACCAGCAACAGAAGATTTTAGTAGTGTAACAAATGATGGTGAAGGGTCAATAAAAGATGATTCGTATATGACAAAAATGACAGGTGAAACAGGAGTGCAAGATCCTTTAAGTGCCGAGTCAGCTGGCTCAGGAACTACTGTAACAGGTAGTGATGCAAGAGGTGATGTTGGTGCTGTTAATACTAAAGGTGGGTCATCAGTCTTTGGAAGTATAATGGGAGGTCAACCAATTACTGATAGTATAAGTGCAATTTCAAACAAAGTATACAATGGTGCTAAAAGTGTTGGATCAAGTTTTGGAACAGGGTCATCGTCAACAGGTAGTATGTTTTCTAATTGGCCAAACAGTGGTGGAAAATATAATCCAGATTCTCCAAATTATGTTAAACCTAAAAAAGGTTATGTTAAAGATTCAAAAGGTAGAGTAATAAAAGACAGTAGTGGAAATGCAATAAGAGGTGGAACAGGATCAAATCCAAACACTGGTGGTGGAGCAAGTTATAGATAATGGCACAAGATAGTACAAATATGATTGCAAGAGTAGGTGGAGAAACTCAGATTACATCTCTGTTTGGAAATTTAATGAATCAATTATTAAATTCAGAAAACACATTGTCAGTTCAAGACCTAACTACTAAGATACTAAACACATACGGTGGTGAACAAAGACAAGTTAGTCCTGCCAAATACGATTACATATATGGAATATTTGAAAAACAAGTTGAGTCAAAACAATTAGCAAAAGCATACGCACTTTTGGTTATTGATTCTATAAAAACTTTAAATCTAACAGTTGATCAATTATTTGAAAGTACAAATGATCCAATTAAGTTCACTAATTTAGGAACTACATTATTAAATCACTATAGACCTATTACAAGTCAAGTAGGATCAATTGATACAACTTCACAAGTACCAAATCACGTTTCAAGAATGATAGCATATTAGCATACGATAAGTAGTAGTATGCATATTAATTGGAAATCTTCTGAGTATTATATAAACCCAAATGAAATTAAAATAATTCAATTTGAGCCAACTAGTTATTGTAATTTAAGATGTATAGGTTGTTCAAGAACAGATAGTCATACTGGGCTACCTAAAAAAATAGTTTTAGATCATCAGCAACATATTTCTTTAGAATTAATTGAACCAATATTTAAAAATTTAAAAAACTTAGAACGTATTAAGTTTGATGGTGATATTGGGGATTGCTTTTCTCATCCAAATTTATATGAGATTGTAGAAAAAATATTAGATTTACTTCCTAACGTTAAAATACTTTTACATACAAACTTATCTAATGGAACAGATGAAACATTTTTAAAATTAATACAACTTTCTAAACGGATTACCATTATAGCAGGAGTTGATGGATTGTATGACGAATGTTCAACTTATAGGCGTGGAGCATCATGGAAAATAATTCAAAGACGATTTGAAATGCTTAAAGAGTATTCACCAGATAGACACAAATGGAGATGGTTAGATTTTGATTTTAATAGACATCAGCAAGATGAAGCAAAGCTAATGTCTATAGATTATAAATTTAATGAATTTGAATTAGCTACTCCATATTCAAACAGCAATGAAATAACAAATAGTAAGATAGATGATTTTAAAGAAAATAAAATAACACATAAAGGAATTTTATCAGATAAAGATAAAGTAAAAGACATTCAAAAGAATAAAAATGCTTCTATTGAAAAAAGTTTTGAATTACTTTTTAATACACAAGAACATTTTAGAAATGAAATAAACAATGTAAAAAACACAAAAACTGGTAGGCAACATATTTGTCCTTGGCAATTAAATAAATCTTTACAAGTTATGAGTGATGGAACAGTATGGCCGTGCTGTTGGAGTAGCGATATGAATAAGTTTTTATCACAATATGGAACTGAAAAATCTTCACATGACAAGGCTTATTTAAATAGTGACTTTGCTCAACAATATTTTTTATATGATTGGTTATCAAAAATAGGTAAACACTGGAAAGAAGAAATTACAATAACTTCAAAAAACACAATGCATGAAGTTATGAAATCTAAAGTATACAGAAGGCTAAATCTTCTTATGAATCCAAAATATGATAAATTTACTATAGATAAATGTACCCAAAGTTGTAGCCATTTTATAGCCAAAGATATAATTGAAGCCGCAAATACTGGAACAATAATGACAAACGTCAAAAAATCCAATAGTAATGAATAATCAAGTTAAATCCAGCCGTTATTCCTGTTTTAAGCAGGATACAGCACGGCTTAGAGGTTAAATAGTAATGTTATGCCAAAGTTTCAATCAGGTTATTATACGTTAAAAAATCCAAACAAGTATGTTGGAACAAAAACTCCAAGATATAGATCTGGATGGGAATTTTCATTTATGCGTTTTTGTGATGAGCATCCTAATATAATTGCTTGGTCCAGTGAACCATTAAAAATACCGTACCGTAATCCTTTTACTGGAAAGTATACAGTATACGTTCCAGACTTTTTAATTACATATCTTAACAAGAATGGTAGACGTTTTAGTGAACTAATTGAAGTAAAACCAAGAGCACAAACAATTCAAGAAGCGGCAAAAACTGCAAGAGACAGAGCCACTATTGCACTTAATAGAGCAAAATGGAAAGCGGCTGGAGAATGGAGTAAACGCAAAGGCATACGTTTCCGTATATTAAATGAAGATTCTATATATAAAATGAAGCCAAAAGGTAGATAAATAATATACGTAGTTAATAGGTGATATAAAAAATGACAAAAAATTTAGAAAAAGAATTTGATTTACCTCCAATGGAAGAGGTAATTAAAAAAGCCAAGGAGAAAAACGATGAGCAAGAAACTGTCAGCGAAACAGAAGACTCAAAAACTGAAGAAAGACAAGAAGAAATTCAGCAGGAAGTTAGTGAGCAAAGCGAAAGCGAAAGCGGAGAGAGTAGCGAAAGCAATCCACAGTCTATTATAAAAGCACTTTCAACAGCAGAAAAGATTGATAGAGCATTACCGCAAGTATCAGGATTGGATGCAGAAGATGTAGACATGGACACATATTCACAAGAGGCAATGAAATCATACAAAGATTTAATGGATCTAGGAATGAATGTAGAAGTACGTCATTCTGGTAAGTTATTTGAAGTAGCATCTAGTATGCTTAAAAATGCTGTAGAGGCTAAAAATGCAAAATTAGAAAAAAAATTGCGTATGGTAGAGTTACAATTAAAGAAACAACGTATTGATCAAATGTCGGGAAATGACTCAAATTCAGGGGATATTGTTGAAGGAGAAGGCTACATTGTTGGTGAAAGAAACCAACTTTTAAAGCAAATTATAGACAAAGTTCAAGATAATACGGATAACGATAAAAAAGATAAATAAAACTATAGGATATTATATTATGAAAACGTTTAAAGACTATCTTGCAGAAGCAGTAAAAGAGTATACTTTTAAAGTAAAAATAGCGGGTGTACTTGAAGATGACCATTTAAGTGCAATGGAACAAGCATTGTCAAAATACAATGTTGTAAAAATGTCAGCACCTAAAAAAACTATTATGCAAGAACATCCATTAGATTTTCCAGCAAATGTAACTAATACAGAAGTTACAATTATTGAAGTAACAACAAGTATGCCTGTGTCATACCAAACACTATCAAGACATTTATCAGACTATATGGGTTTACCATATGAGTCAGTAGTTGTACAATCAGAAAGTGATCCTTTGTATCAAGAACAACAAAGAGAAATTGAAAAAGCAAAAGCTAAACCAGAAGATTATGCACCAGTAATGGGACAACCATATGATAAATCAGAAGAATCAGATATTAAAGATGTGGTACACAGCGAAGAGTCTAAAAAAAGTTTTCTAGCTAAATTAGAAAAAGCAAGTAAAGAACGTGCAAACGTTGAAGTTGTAACAGGGTTATCTGAAAGCAAAGAAACAGAAACACCTAAAGTTAAACTTACAAGTTATATTGCGAAAGGGAAAAAATAATGTCAGATAAAAAAATTAACGAAGATAACGGTTTATCAAGATTGTTATCATTAGCTGGTTTAAAACCTACATTAATCGTTATGCCAACTAGTGCAGTTGAGCCAACAGATGAAGAAGTAACAGATGAAGAAGCTGAAGCAGAAATGCAACATTCAGATGCAAGAGCAATTGATCCTGATACATTAACACCATCTAAAAAAGCACAACGTAAATTAAGATTTGTTCCTGCAAGATCAGGTGATAATCCAATTGATGAAGATGTAGTTGATTCAAAAGCTACAGAGTTGCAAAACGAGTATACAAAGTTTAAAGCGGAATAATTGTAATGGCTACAATAGGAGCCACAATATTTCTTTTTTTACTTTTTAAACATTGCATTATTGATCTTTACTTACAAAGTTTAATTCATTTTAAAACAAAGAAATCAAATTACCTTTCATTGTCGGCACAATTTCATTATGCTGAACATGGACTTGGTACTTTTTTTGTTTTATGTTTTTTTATTCCATGGCCAATGGCATTCTTTTTTGGTATAGTAGATTATCTAGCACATTGGCATATTGATTTTTGTAAATCATCAACACAAAAACGTTTAGGCATAGTTGCACCAAGCAAAGGATATTGGTTTTTATCGTCAATTGATCAAGCAGGTCATTACTTAACATATTATCTAATTGTATTATTAATCTCTTAAAAGAGTTAAATATTTGTATGATACTGTTTCCTGAAAGAGTAACTACACTCAAAATATATTATTGGATGCCAGATTATGAAAACATCATACAACTATTCATGTGGCAGTTTGATGATATCCCACCTGAATTTAGAAAAGCTCATAAATTTTTAAACCATTGGCATGATAACATTGACGCTGTTATTTCTGAAATATTTTTAACACATTCTGGAAACTATAAACAAGTTGAATTTAATCCTGTAGACGATATTTTCAATCTTCATTAAGTGCGTATTTAATTAGCATAAATATAAGTATGGCACGTAGTAAAGTATTAGAAGGCAATCTTGTTAAAAAAGCATACGCCAAAACCAAATATACAGCAAAACAAATCAGAGAGCTAAAAAGTTGTGCTGACTTAGAAAATGGTTATATGTATTGGATGAAAAAGTATATGTGGATACAACATCCAACAAAAGGTCGTATGAAATTTAAACCTTACAAGTTTCAAGAAGAATTATTAGAAGCATACAATGGTTATAGATTTAGTATTGCCATGTGTGCAAGGCAAACAGGTAAGACAACCTGTGCGGCAGGTTACCTATTATGGTATGCAATGTTTCATCCGGACACATTAATATTGATTGCGGCACACAAATATCAAGGTGCACAAGATATTATGCAACGTGTGAGATTTGCATATGAAGAATGTCCAGACTACATTAGATGTGGAGTAACAAGTTATAATAAAGGGTCAATGGACTTTGATAACGGATCAAGAATTATAGCACAAACAACCACAGAAACAACAGGACGTGGTATGTCCATATCAATGATATACATGGATGAGTTTGCATTCGTAGAACCACAGAACAAAGCACGAGAGTTTTGGACTTCACTATCTCCAACACTATCAACAGGTGGTAAATGTGTAATTACATCTACGCCAAATAACGATGATGACTTGTTTGCACAACTTTGGCGTGGTGCTAACAAATTACAAGATGAATACGGTAATCCAGCAGAAGTGGGACTTAATGGTTTTAGACCAACCTTTGTTCACTGGAGTCAACATCCAGAACGTGATGAAACTTGGGCTAAAGAAGAAAGACAAAGAATTGGTGAAGAAAGATTTAGACGTGAGCATGAATGTGAATTTATTGCATTTGACGAAACACTTATTGATGGATTAAAATTAATTACACTACAAGGTACACAACCTTTGGTTAGACATGGACAAGTACGTTGGTATGATAAAATTAAAAAAGGAAGTACTTATGTTATAGGATTGGATCCGTGTTTAGGTACGGGTGGAGACTTTGCGGCAATACAAGTTTTTAGTTTACCAGACTTTAAACAAGTTGCTGAATGGCAACATAATAAAACACCAATACAAGGTCAAGTACGAGTAATGCATAGTATATTAAAAGAAATTAATGAAGAATTAAAAAAATTAGGTACACCAAATCCAGAAATATATTGGACAGTAGAAAACAACACATTAGGTGAAGCCGCAATTGTAACTATTGATGAAATGGGTGAAGATAAATTTCCAGGATACTTTTTACATGAACCACGCAAAGGTGGACAACAACGTAAAATGGCTCGTAAAGGATATAATACAACTAACAAATCAAAAGTTACCGCTTGTACAAAATTAAAAGCATGGGTTGAAACAGATAAGATTACATTATCATCTAAACCATTAGTAAGAGAATTAAAAGTCTATGTTGCCAAAGGAAATAGTTTTTCTGCTAAATCAGGCGAGCATGATGATTTAGTAGCCGCACTATTATTAGTAGTGCGTATGACTGATTTCTTAACAAGATATGATGCTACAATGGAAGAATCATTAGGAGCGACTCTTGATGATGGTGATGATGATTACAGAGATCCTATGCCTATATCAATAGGATAATAATGTTTAGTTTAGACACATTAAAAAATACAAAAGTAGAAAACAATCCCTGGAATCATATTCTAATTAAAAATTATATTGATACTAACACATCAATATCACTGAGTCAAAAAATACAAAATACTTTTAATTGGAAACAAGATGAACATCCAGATATGAAAGGATGTGTTAAAGTTGCACACGATATAGAAAATTTTGAATATTTTAACACTGAAAATTTTTGTAAAGTAATTGTAGAAAAATTTGGACATATATTACCAGCTAATTATCTAGCAACGCAAACTAACACTTGGCATATAAAAGGTGCAAGTTTACCAGCACATACAGATATGCATTGTCTTACAAATACTAATAAAAAATTTAATAAAGATTATAGAAATTGCTTAACTTGGCAGTTGTATTTGCCAGATACAGATCAATATCCGCAAAGTGGTGTTTGGTTACATGGCGAATGGGATGATAATATAAGTGGGCGAGAAAAAATAAAGCAAATTTCTTGTTTGCCAGGAACATTTTTTGCCTATGTAAATACTAGCAAAAGTTATCACTCTGTACCAGAGCAAAATGACCAGTTTAATAGGGTAAGCCACATGGGTAGGATATATTGGTAATATAGGATAAATAATAGTATGGCAGTAAATTTCGACATAGTTTCAGATAAAGTATTCAAAGTTATCAAAGGTAGTGGGCATGATGTAAAAATGTATGATTCTACTACTGGTGACGAAACTGTAGATCCATCAAAATCACGTTATTTTTATATAAAAAACCCAAATTATATGGTTAATATTGATGAAGAAACTGGTGAAATTAAGTTTCACGAAGGATCAAATGATAATGTGGGCAATAATTTAAAAAGTATTATAAATAACATAAAGCATTTAGCCAAAGGTTATATGCTTGATTTTGACTATAGGCAATTTGGTAAAGAATTAAAACCAAAAAATTATGCCTGGAAAGTTGAACAGAATAAGGGTACACAAATGACAGACGTTACAACAGAAGGTTATACACCACTACAAGGATCAACAAAAACAAGTGAACAAAAACTTGAGGGTGTTAAAGTGATCGTAAGACACAACAAAGCAGTTGATGAAACTAGCAGAGGTGCTAGATCAAGAAATATTCAAGGTATTTTTATTGAAACTTCAGAAGGTGAAAGATTTAAATATCCACACATTCATTTAAATGGTGCTAGAGCAATGGCAAGACACGTACACTCAGGTGGTAAACCACATGATGAAGTAGGTGAAGCAATTGTTGAATTATCAGATACACTAGCAAAATTAAAAGAAGTTACAAAATATGCAAGACGTTTTAGTCAAGTACAAGAACAAGCGGCAGACATTTTACCATTAGTAGATAGCAAAATTGCTAATGTAAAAAATCAAATTCACAAATTAACAACAGCAGGTGGTTATACATCATTTGTTGAAAGCTACAAAAAAGCTGAAGCATCTGATTATAGTATTGAAGCATTAGAAGATTTAAAAAACAAATTTACAGTTACTAAATTTGATGAAAAAATTAGTGACGTACTTCCATTATTGCAATCAATTATGGACGAAGCAAAAGCAGAACAAGACAATTCAACAGACGCAATGATGCAAAGAATTATGCAAAAATTAAAATCAGGTGAACCAGTTGAATTATTATCTCCTGCAAAAACAGATTATGATCCAGAACAAGTTGGTGCATTTAAAGATAACGCAAGTGCAATTTCATTTAAATTAGCTGACATGGCAGGTAAAATTAAAGATGACGAAATGAGTGTTTTCCTTTCAAGACTTTCAGATAAAATTGGTCATATGCATAGAAGCAAATATGAACCAAGACCAACAAAACAAGAAATGAATGTAGCAAAACAAATTATTGCTATGTCAAAAATGAAAGATATTACACCAAATGAAGAAGTTGTTCCAAATGTAGTTGGCGAAATAGAAGAAGCAGTAAAAGAGTTTGGTACAAATGAATCATTTGTAGAAGGCGAACCAGCAGTAAAACAAGATGATACTGTAGATAAAACATTTAAAACAGTTATGTCATATGTTGGTAAAGATGCTGGCAAGTTAAGTTATGATAATTGGTTAAAACAAACCAAAGGCATTGAAAGAGGTGCAAAAGGAATTAGTGCAGATCAACATATTAAATTTTCAAAAGAATGGAAATCATACAAAAACGAAAACGCAATGACTGTTGGTGATATAGAAGCTGAAAGATTTGCAGACTTACATGATTATGAAGAATTCAAAGATGCAGTAATGAGTGATATTAAAGATCCTAAAAGTGTTTACGCAGGAAAATCAGCACAAGAAATTATTGCAATGTTAAGAAAAGAAGCTGACTCAATTGGTTATGCTGATATATCAGATGGCGACAGACATCCATCAGAACCAAGTTGGTTAAATGCTATTGCTGACGAAATGGAAAACAGCAAACAAGAAGATACTACAGAAGCAAGTGGACATGAAGGACAATCAGAAGCACACGCACATCAAGTATCACTAGATGGTGATTTTGATATGGACAGAGGTATAAGCGATAAAGATTGTGGCGATATTGAACTTGCATTAATGAAAGCTGGAATTAAAGGACAATGCCAACCAGATGAAGCAAAACAGGGTGGCGTAGTTATTCATACAATGGCAGATAGAGATGCTACTGTTGACGCTTTAGATAAAGCCGGTTTTGATTTAAATGAAACTTCTGAAGAAACAGAAACTCCAGAAGATATTAAAAGAATTAAAGATCTAGCAGGTCTTTAATAGAATTCCTCCCAAGGACCTAAGGTTTCTATACTATGGTCCTTTTTTCTTGAAAAAAACACTTGACAAAATCAAAAAGAATAAATATAATAGTAGATAATGTTAACTAAAACATTATTTAATTTAGGCTAACATATACTAACACAGGCTAACATAGGCTAATATAGGAGAAAACATTATGGCAACTTTAGCAGAAATAAGAGCAAAACTTCAAGAACAAGAAGTAAAACGTTCACCAAATAGTTCA